ATGACTCTGGTATATTCAACAGAGACCGGTCGAATTAAACCGGAAGAAGAAAAAGTATCTCGCCCTAAAGGCGATGGTGTTGTTCGGATTCAGCGCCAAACGAAAGGCCGTAAAGGTAAAGGCGTATGCATTGTTACAGGTTTAGACTTGGATGATGCACCTTTAAAGTTATTAGCGGCAGAACTCAAAAAAGTCTGTGGCTGTGGTGGCTCTGTAAAAGATGGCAATATCGAGATTCAAGGTGATGCTAGAGACAAGATCAAGGCACATCTTGAAAAGAAAGGCATGACAGTCAAATTAGCCGGTGGCTAATTTAATATTTCCAGTAAACAAAAATGGCGTCTAAAGAAATAGACGCCATTTTTTATAAGTTGCTAATTGAAGGGCAAGCAATCGTAGATTGATAGATCGATATTAGCTATTTTATGGTAAATAACGATTATGTTTAATGCTCACAGTAAGGCCCTTAAATTTAAAATCTGCAGGGGAATAGGAGCATACTCAGACAGCATTTAGCGTACGACGACATACAATTTAACATAACACATATAATGCGCACTGTAATAGTGGTTCCTGTGGACTTGCAATCACTAAAGCCAATCCGGCACAAACCATTGAAATGCTTGATAATCCAAGTCCGTTATACTTTTTTGCAATGCTTTCCCACATGCTTTTTATAGTTGGGTTTTCATTGCGATCAGCGTGACATCCTAGTAACGCAATCTCAGGGTCTATACCTGCGCCATGTGCAAGAAAAACTGCTTCTTCATCAGTAAGTTGTCTAACACCTTTACGAATTTTACTAATCTTCGGCGGGTCTAGATTCAAATCGTGCGCAACCTGCTTATCTTGTACGTAGTTTTTCGCCTTTTTGTAGGCGTTAATTAATTCTGCTGTGTACATAAGAACCTCCATTTCTTCTCATTGTAGCTACAAAGTTGCCATAAATCGCATCTTGCAGTTGCTATTTTTCGCAACTAGGATTGCCATAAATCGCAACTAATCATCACCTTGGAGCTGCACTCATGGAACGTAATAAACCACTTGAGCTTTTATGTATGTTAGCTGGGCTCATAGCTATTGCGTTTATCTTCTATGGACGCGCGAATTTTGACGTTCCTGCGAGCTCTTATGCTCAAGTTCAGCGTTGGATTGAAGAAAATCCATCCGCTACTCCAATGCTTAACGAGTTCATGAGCGACGGCAAGCTGACACAAAACGAATTTGATGATCTTCGCGTTTACATCAAAGACGCACCAAAGCGCGCTCTTCTTTCAAAAATCGCTGAGGCTCAGTAATCATGAACGAAGCTCAAATCATCTATTACGACTTGCTGCCTGACTACACGGTTTCTGTGTTGGTCAAAGGTTGCGACGAATGGGATTTGCTTAAATCCATGTCTCATCTTGAGTCTTGGGCTTCGTCTCAGTTCGCTTCTTATGAGTTGGTGTCCATCACCAACACGACCGTTGAACAACGTATCAATATGGGGGTGTTCGATGACTACCGCAACTAACATCCTTAAAAGTTTCGATGAGCAAAGCGTTCATATTGATTACCTGTGTTTTACTTTTGCTGTGAAAGACTTACGTCATTGTCATGATGCGGTTCGTCGATTGCACAAGCATGAGGAATACAAAGGCTTTGCCAAATCTGGACTGTTACAGCGTCACTGTCGTGCGCCTAAGTTCCCTGCTCCACCTGTGTTTAATCCGACGGTCGCTCAGACTTCCGACGAGATTGATGCGTACAACAAAGCATTTGATATCTGTTATCGCAATTACTTGGAAGACTGCTTGCGCATCTTCACCAACCAAGTGCTTGGTTTGTCGCTGTCAGCACCTCGCGGTTTGGGTTTCCAGTTCTACACCGAATCCATGAAACTGACTTCGCCAGATGGTGAGGACTTCTGCGGCTTCGTTGGTATCGGCGGTAACAATGACACGGTGCATTTCCAAATCAACGGAACGGGATGCAAGCATGTATTTGCCCGTCGTCCTACGTGGTCGCTGCATGACTGGCTGACCAATGTACTTGGTGTGCAAACTTTGGCGCGTGTTGACTTGGCCTATGACGATTACGACGGGATTTTTGATTGCGAATACGCTTACAAGGCGTGGCGTGACGACTGTTTCCGCACCGCAGAACGTGGTCGTGGCCCTGTGCTTCATGAAGATATGACCATTGCCAGTATCGGCAAAGACGGCAAACCGATTTACACCAAAGAGCAATACTCGATTGGTTCGCGTACCTCGCGCATTTACTGGCGTATCTACAACAAGGCTCTTGAGCAGAAACTCGCGAACACGGGTCTTGTCTGGTACCGCTCCGAAGTCGAGCTTAAAAAATGGAATGTTGATGTGTTGCTGAATCCTGCTGGCGCGTATGCCGCGCTCAATGATTTCGCTGCCTCGATTTCTACCGCTAAGAAATTCAATACCAAACCTGTCCCGACTAAACGCGCGGCGTTAGACCTGTTGGCCTCTGCGCATTGGATGCGTCGCCAGTACGGGAAAATCCTTAATTCACTTATCGAGTTCCATGAGGGCGACATTGAAACCGTGGTCGGTTCCCTTGTCCGTGATGGAACTAAATTCACCTTCCCCGATACCTACGGCAAGTTGGTGACTCACATATTGGAGACTTAACAAATGGCTAAATCCGTTTTTGTACTTGGCATGGATATCACTTGGAACTCAGCACGTGGTGACAGTGCTCAACTGAACGTGTCACGACCTCTACGTGAAATCAACTCGGAGAAATTCAAACGCCGCACTATCGGTGAATCCGGTGATGTGAATCCACAGTGGGACCAACCGTTGATGATTGATCATCAATACGCCCTATTACTTGAACGTACGGGCGCTCTCGTTCCTCGCCGTGAATACCAATTGCGTTTGGAGATTAACCCAGACGATCCATTGGCAGGTGCCATTGTGACTGAACTCATCCCTGTGGATGACGACATCAAGAAACATTTTGACGCCTCGTTAAAGGCTAAATAAGGAATTTCGTTATGCCTGTGTGTGCTTTACCTAACGCGGACGGTTTTCTCGCTGTCGTTCCTGACATTGAAGCGGCTTCATGCAGCGGTTATGTCATGGTCACGGCTCAAGAATATGACACGTTAATGAGCTACACACAGCTGACTCCAGGAGAGATATCTCAAGCGTTCGGCTTGGGTTTCACCTTGGTGTTCGTTGGCGGATATCTCTCAACTTACGCCATCAAGATGGCAATACGTTTAATAAAACTACTTTGAGGAATCTGTTATGAAACGTCTAAACGCGCTTAAAAAGTTCGGTAAACAAGCGGCGGCAACCGTCACTGTTGCGGTGCTTTCTGTCCCTGCTATGGCAGCGGAAGGTGGTGCCGCTGACCCGTTTTCCGCTATCGACTTATCTGGTGTGGCAACCAAAATCGGCGCGGCAGGTCTGGTGATTGTCGGCATTACTATGGCTTACAAATCCATCACTCTTGCTAAGCGTGCTGTGAACAAGGCTTAAGTTTATGTTGGCCGTTCTCCACGATGTCCAACTCATCGTCTTTGTGCTTTTGGGTGGCATTGCCGGATACGTGGCCAGCCAAAACTTTAGAGGATAAGGGGGCTTCGGTCCCCTTTTTTAATGGTGAAAACGTGAATAAATCACTCTTTTTACTTCTGTTTTCGTGCTTGTTCTTATCACTTAATGCAAGCGCAGTTCAACCTACTTACGCCGTGAGAGATGTTATCGCTTATCCCGACTGTAAGCTGTCTAGGGGGATGAGAGTTAATCCTTATTCTTATGTCTCTTGTTATGAAAATAAGTTTGTTCGATACAAAGACTTCTCCACTAAGTCATGTTACATGGATAGCGATGAGTTCGGCTTACGTATAATGTGTAATACCGACAGCTCTTCTTTCCCGAAAATTCAAACTGTATGGTTCCGTCATGATACTGCTAAGTGTCCAGCTGACTATGAAATGATAGAGGATGGTGACGGTGTCACCTGCGAACCTATCGTTCCTGCGTGTGAGTATGGTGAAAACCCTGACGGCACCTGTATGGACGCTTGCCAGTTTAAAAAATCCATTGATGAAACCAAGCTGCTTCAATGGCTGGCGTACGTCTACGGTGAACAAGTTACTGGGGCATGCTATGGCGATTTTGGCGCAACCCGTTGCGAACTAGAACGCATTCCTAGTGATACTACGCTGTGTACGGACGTTGATTCTGGCGAATGGACACAAAACACAATCTGTCATGGAACATTCCAGTTCAAAGGAAATCAATGTGAAGGCGGTACACTCTTCTGGGGTAAAGATGGCCCTGACACCCCTATTATTCCTGATGACCCAATTCATGACCCTGACGACCCGACAGGTGACATCGAAGACCCTAGCGTATTACCTGACGACTCAACCAATACGGTGAATCCACCGGATACCGACAGTGAGCCAGACGTGGAAGAGCCTGACACCGATGAATCGACAGACACGGCAGTTCTGAAAGCCATTACTGGGATGAATAAGGACGTCAACAAAGCCCTGAATGACATGAACATCGACATCAATCAAGCCAGTGCTGACGTTCAAAACCAAATCATTGCGCTGAACGCATCGATGGTCACCAACACGCAAGCCATTCAAAAGCAGCAAATCAACGACAACAAGATTTACGAAAACACTAAGGCCCTTATCCAACAAGCGAATGCTGACATCACCACGGCCATGAACAAGAACACCAATGCCATTAATGGTGTGGGTGACGACGTAGAGAAAATTGCAGGCGCAATGGATGGTATCGCGGATGAAGTTTCCGGTATTTCTGACACCTTAGACGGTATAGCGAATACAGATACGTCTGGCGCAGGTACGGGTGGGACGTGTATCGAGTCCCAAAGTTGTACTGGCTTTTATGAGTCGGGCTATCCCGATGGTTTAGGTGGTTTGGTGTCCGGTCAGTTAGATGATCTTAAACACAACACCATCGACAACTTTGTGAACTCGTTTGGTGACCTCGACTTATCCAGTGCTAAGCGCCCTTCTTTCGTGCTCCCTGTGCCGTTCTTCGGTGATTTCAGTTTTGAGGAACAAATCAGCTTTGATTGGGTGTTCGGTTTTATTCGTGCGGTTCTCATCATGACGTCAGTGTTTGCGGCGCGTCGTATTATTTTTGGAGGTTAATATGGATTGGTTAGTCGATTTATTTAACAAGCTGTTGGTGTTCCTCTATCAGCTCTTAATCTCGCTGGTCAACATGCTCAAAGACTTGTTCTTTTGGGCGGTTGAGCAAATCATGGCAATGGTGAATCTGTTGCTCTCTGGTGTGTTCTCCCTGTTCGCTCCGGTCGATATGAGCCAGTACATGACCAGTATTCCGCCTACGGTGGCTTGGGTTATGGCGGCGGTCGGTGTGCCTCAATGCCTGTCTATCATTCTGGCCGCGATTACGGTGCGTTTGATGCTGCAATTGATTCCGTTTACGAGGTTAGGCTCATGATATACGCCATAGCAGGAAGACCAGGTGGCGGTAAAACCTATGAGGCGGTTGCCTATCACATCATTCCAGCCATTAAAGATGGCCGCAAAGTCATCACCAATATCACCTTAAACATTGATTGGTTCGTTAAGGTGTTTGGTGAAGACGTTCGAGAGCTCATCAAAATCGTGGATGGCCGTTTAACGGATTTTGGTTCAACCTCACGTCCGTTCAGTCAGATTGAAGACTACTCGGACGAATGGCGCAATGAAAAAGGACAAGGACCACTTTATGTGGTCGATGAGGCGCACATGAGCTTGCCAAGTCGAGGCTTGGCCGCGCCGATTCTAGAATGGTACTCAATACACCGTCACTACGGTGTTGATATCATCTTGCTTACGCAGAACATCCGCAAAGTGCATCGAGACATTAAGGACATGATTGAAGTGACCTACCGATGCACAAAGAACACGGCCATGGGCTCAACCAGTTCTTACACCAAGAAAGTGCAAGATGGTTGTGCCGGTGAAGTGGTGAACACCTCTACCCGATTTTATAAGTCAGAGTACTTCCCGTTCTATAAGAGTCATTCGCAATCCAACAAGCAAGTGCAGGAAGCCGAAGCAAAAGACATTCGCCCGTTCTGGAAGCGTTGGCCTGTCGTCGGAACGGTGGTGCTGTTATCGCTTGGGTTAGTTTTCAATATCTGGGCTTGGTGGCCGGAGCCAGAGCAACCACCCGACCCCGTTAAACCACCGCAACCAGTACAAACGCAGCTGCCTGATGGAACGCCAACGGTAGATACGGCAGAAACCAAAACGAAGAAGAAAAAGAAAGCTTCAGGATTCGGGCCTTTGGAAGACTACGACTTCTATATCACCGGATACGCAAAGCAAATCGCCTACGCCAAACGGCTGAAGTATGCTGCCGAGCTCGACCGTGACCTGACGTTCTACAAGATATACATCGATGTGTACGATGGTCGCGACAAGCTATTCAGTTTCGATCATCTGGACTTGGTAAAGATTGGGTATCAGTTCGAAGTGTTGAGCGACTGCGTATATCGAGTGACTTGGGAAGAAACAGAGAGGATCTTCACGTGCGGCCAAAGAGAAAAGCCATCAGACATATTGCAGCAAAACATGCCTGTCCATATTTAGACCGCTCGCCACAGCGTCGAAGCTAGCGCAGTCTGCGTAGACCGAGGAAGCGGAACATGTAGGACACCAAACCTTGGCACTTCCACACCGAACTTAATCATAGGGCTCTATACGAGCCCTTTTTTATTACGTGCGCGGTATTGCGAGCATTTTGGGAGGGGCCCGCTTTGCGGGAGGGACCTAAAAGCGGAGCAAACCCCCGAATCTGTATTACGGGGGTAAATTCCACGACTCTGCGAGACTTTTTACTTGTTAGTCACTTAAAATTGGAAGTCCAACTAGATCTAACAGCTCATTTCTATCCTGACGTGAAAGCCATATCTGAAAGCTTTTATCTACAATATTGAGTCGTAAATTAGTTTGGTCATAATCTAGGACCATTGGCTTAATATCTTTCTTGATTTGTAATGAGGTAGAAGATTGTAATGACTGAGTTACGTTTCCTGAGTTAAGTTCCGTTCCTCGAGGGTGGACTTCTTGTAACTTGTTTCTGATTTCTGCTTGCTTAAAACCTCTTTCGATACTTTCAATATCTGAAGTTAGTATTGGGTATAGTAACCACTTGTGCATCTCAAGTGTGGTATCTTGGAAACCTTCGGCAAACTGTGTTAGGAACGAATTGAACCTTCCACCTTGCTGGTTTACAACGAGATTCATAAGATCGCTACAGTTTGTTTCTGAACCGATGGTACGATGCTTTTCTTGAGTCTGGTAAACTTTTTCTTTTAAACAGCACTGATGACAGGTTTCTTGAACTATATACACACTCTCATAACAGCATTCTAATAACTCTTGTTTAAAGTCTTCTGAAAATGATATGTTTAAAAGAGCTTCACCATCAGATATAACTTTTGCTAGTTCATCCATATTCCATTTATCGGCATTGATAGGAAGAACCCTTCCTGTTAAGTCGCCGTTGTATACACTTAGCCTATTTTCTTCTAGCCAAACACCGATGATCATAAAACAAAGTTTAGAGTTTTCATGGAATGCTTTAAGTGCTACAGCGAAGTCTTTTTGAGTATCGATCGGTAAGTAATGAAAGTCCTCTAGTACAATATATTTATTAAATCCAATTTTCTCTAACGCCGTAATGATATCGTTAACATCCATTGGGTCTAGCTCTAGCGGAGCTGTAGTAACTCCATTTTCATTACTTTTTTCTTGCTCTACACCAGCTTCCGCAGAGGTGCCCCATAAACCCGCTTTCAACTTGGCAAATATTTTCTGTTTACCTGATGTAGCCATGGTTTTAGCAACTGTTAACTCATAACCCGCTTGTTTCAGGATAGCTTCATGAACATCATCCAAACCCCATTTGTTAGAACAATGAACAACTATATAGTCTTCATCATTCAAACAGTGTTTTCTTAATGATGTTTTTCCTTGTTTAGAACTACCATATATTACTAGATGCTGTCGTCTTGCAAGGTTATCGATAAGAACCATATCTGCGCTTTCTCTTTCCACATAATTGAGGGGCAGATCGCGGTTTATACCAAATACCTCATCTACTGCTAAAACTCTCTCAGCCAAAATCCTTCTCCTTATTAGTTCTCTTTATGGTGGATAGTATTATTTCATTGTTTCATATTACATAAATGCACACAATTACAACACTATAAAGGAATGTTGCTTAAGTTAACTTGCTTACATCATGTTTTTTAGTGCTCTAGCGTATTTTAACACTTGACCTGCTACTTCAAGGTCTTGCAAAGATCCAATTTCTAGTAGTGCAATTCCGGTAAGAATTTGTTGAGCAGAGACTAATTGGCCCGTTGGAAGTTCTAAGCGGTCATAGTGCATTTTGAAGTTTTCCCACTCTTCAGTTGAACTGAGCTTCCTGCCCTTTGTTAATCTCATTAGTCGTTTGCACTCTGGAGGTATCGTTTTTCCTTTGTCCCACTCTTTGACTGTCCTCACAGTTTTCAAACAAAGTTCTGCGGTTTGTTCGACGGTTAGTCCACATTCAAATTCACGAAAAATATAGTTTTTAGTCATTTCGTGATACTTCATTGAATAGTCCCTCAAAAGAGAGACATTTTATAGGACTAGCATATGCAATCGCATTCAACATAAGCAGATATAATACGCACTCCAGGGTTAAAAGATTAGCAGTGGCGATGTCAGCTTGCTTACCCCGTATTTGGCTTTTGCGACCTTGCAGGCTTCATCAGCTGTCTTGTATGGGCCATGAACTTCGATTCCACCACAGCGACCACTTGAACTGTATCTTTGGTTACGTCCGACACCATGCACGTTGGTTTTGCATCTTGCTCATTCAATATGAGTCAACATGGATACGCGTTTGCTTAACCCTAACGTGTAAGTACTAGATTATCTTTATAGGAACAAGGAATCTAACAGATGTAAACTCTCTACTTTTCAATCTATACCTAGATCTTTCTTCATATGTTCACTCAACTCGTTAGTGGTTCTTACATTAATCTTATGTTTGCAATGATGGATTCTCAACTCTTCACCAAATAATTTTACTAGTGATTTGGTATACAAAGTACTAATATTATTTATTATTCTATACAATGTATCTTTCTGATAAACAGATCTTTTCGAATTTTGTATTGCAGTCTTCATATTTTAATATCCTTACACGTTTAACTTTATAATTTAAAAAATCAATTTCAACTTTTATTATTACTTTTTTCGATATGTAATGAGTCATTATCAATGATGCACAATCAACAATTAAATCACCCGAATCCAACTTAGTAATTTCACGAGACAAATTCTTTATTTTTAAATCTTTATTTTCTATATTTAATCCGATTGAGTTAATTTCTTCAGGATATCGGTTTAACTTAATATTCAATATGATTTTATTAAGATAGTAGTCTGCCTTTATTTCATGGCGGCTTTTAAATATCAT